AAACTTCAAGAAGCACAATCAAAGTCCACAGGACAATCCACCGGCGGTGGAGACAACGCAATTTACCCACATTGGAACATGCAAGAAGGCAAAGAAGCTGTCGTACGCTTTTTACCAGACGGCAATTCAGCCAATACGTTTTTCTGGGTAGAACGTGCAATGATCAAATTGCCGTTCGCAGGTATCAAAGGTGAAGCAGACAGTCGTCCAGTTCAAGTGCAAGTTCCTTGCGTTGAAATGTATAACGACGGTACAGTTTGTCCAATCTTATCTGAAGTGCGTGGTTGGTTCAAAGACAAATCACTAGAAGAAATGGGTCGTAAGTATTGGAAAAAGCGTTCATACATTTTCCAAGGCTTCGTTGTTGAAGATCCTATTAAAGAAGATAAAATCCCAGATAATCCTATCCGTAGATTTATCATCGGGCCACAAATCTATCAAATCATCCGCAGTGCTTTGATGGATCCTGAGTTGGAAGAATTGCCAACAGACTTCCTGCGTGGAGTTGATTTCCGTATTGCAAAAACATCGAAAGGTGGCTTCGCTGATTACTCTACTTCAAAGTGGAGCCGTCGTGAACGTGCATTGAACGATGTTGAAACAGCGGCACTTCAATCTCATGAACTATTCAACTTGTCAGACTTCTTGCCAAAGAAGCCAACTGATGTTGAGTTGAAGGTTATGAAAGAGATGTTTGAAGCATCAGTTGACGGCGAACCATATGACATGGAACGTTGGGGTCAATACTTCAAGCCAGCAGGTATGGGCGCCGCAACTGGCGATCCTAACAAGCCTGCGGCAGCACCTCGTGCAGCAGCACCAGTAGCAGCACCAGTAGCAGCAGCTGAAGAGGAAGCACCTTGGGAAGAGCCAGCAGTAATTGCACCAGTTAAAGGTGTTAATTTAGCCGATGCAGCATCTCCTGCAGGTGGTGAAGGTGCAAGTCGTGCGCAAGACATTCTTGCCATGATTCGCAATCGTCAGAAGCAATAAGACTAAAGTAAAGAGTGTGGGGTAATACCCACACTCTCTTTCATTTCAGGAAAAATAATATGGCAAAAGCATTTGACATTTCTAAATTTAGAAAGTCAATTACTAAGTCTATCGACGGACTTAGTATTGGATTTAATGACCCTACCGATTGGGTCAGTACAAACAATTTCGCACTAAACTATCTTATCAGCGGAGACTTTAAGAAAGGTATTCCACTGGGCAAGGTTACGGTTTTTGCGGGAGAATCGGGCGCTGGCAAATCATTTATCTGTTCAGGTAACTTAGTTGCTAACGCACAAAAACAAGGCATTTATCCTATCTTAATTGATACAGAAAATGCGCTAGACGAAGATTGGTTAAAGGCATTGGATGTTGATACTAGCCCAGATAAGTTATTGAAACTTAACATGGCTATGATCGATGATGTTGCTAAAACCATTACAGAGTTTATTGCAGAATACAAAACAATGCCAGAAGAAGATCGTCCGAAGGTATTATTTGTAATTGACTCACTGGGCATGTTGTTAACTCCAACAGATATTAACCAGTTCCAAGCAGGTGACTTGAAAGGTGATATGGGCCGTAAGCCTAAAGCACTGACAGCACTTGTTCGTAATTGTGTTAACATGTTTGGTGCGTATAATATCGGCATGGTATGTACTAATCACACATACGCAAGCCAAGATATGTTTGACCCAGATGACAAGATCTCCGGTGGCCAAGGCTTTATCTATGCAAGTTCGATCGTAGTAGCAATGCGTAAATTGAAACTTAAAGAAGATGAAGACGGTAACAAAGTTTCAGAAGTCAACGGTATTCGTGCCGCATGTAAGATTATGAAAACTCGTTATGCAAAACCATTTGAAAGTGTACAGGTTAAGATTCCTTATGAGACAGGTATGAATCCGTATAGCGGACTAGTCGACCTGGCTGAAGCTAAAGGGTTGCTTAAGAAAGAAGGTAACAGCCTAGTCTACACATCTGCAGATGGTGAAATCATCAAGCAATTCCGTAAGGCTTGGGAAAAGAACGAGAAGAACGGTCTTGACATTATGATGGATGATATTTCAAAACACGGTGAAAAACCTGCTTCCGGGATAACTACAACAGTTGAACCAGAAACGGAGACCCAAGAATGAAAGAAGATTTAATTGCAGATATCTGGACGTTAGTCATTGAACACATTCCAGAAAAACATAGAAAAGACTTAGCCGCTGACTTTGTTAATACTTTATTAGATTACGGTATTAAAGAAAGCGTGTTGCAAAGTCTACAAGGTGTAGATGGATACTTAGATGATGCTATTGATTATGCAATTGATGGCGAAGACATTGACGACGAAGAGCCCGAATATTACGAAGATGAGGACTAAATGAATTGGTACGACAAGGTTAGTAAAGATATTAGCAACATTCCTGATGCCGTGGCATTCTATGAGGCTGAACTATTGCAGGCAAAGTTTGACTGTAAAGTATCTGGTAGCTTAGAAAAGATCTCGGCACAAATGCCCGGGATTGTTGAGAATAGATTTAATCAACTTCAAGAAATTGAAGGTATCCTTGAGTACTTAAACATTGAACTTCGTCGACTACGTAGTCAACATTTTCGCAAGTATCTAGAAAACTATCAACGTGCTTTATCTTCAAGGGACTGTGAAAAGTTCGTAGAAGGTGAAGCAGACGTTGTAGACTTTGAAAAGATTATTAACGATTTTGCCTTGCTACGTAACAAGTGGCTTGGCATTATCAAAGCATTAGATATTAAACAATGGCAGGTTTCTAATATTGTTAAACTTAGAACTGCTGGATTAGAAGACGCTACTCTATGAAAGTTGGTATCATTGGTCTCGGCTATGTTGGCGGGGCTGTTGCTTGGGCACATCAGCCTCAGACTATTATTATGCGAGATCCTAAGCTAAAGGATAGTGCAGATTTATCTGAGTTTGTAGACTGCGATGTAATCTATGTATGTGTGCCTAGTCCTAGCACAGAGGACGGACATTGTGATTCGTCTATACTTGAATCTACCCTTAAAGAACTACTCTTTGTTTTAATTAACAAACAAATTCCTATCATTTGCAAAACAACTGCACCACCTAGTGTGTATGCACGTTTACAACAAGAATATCCTAACATCGTTTATGCGCCAGAATTTTTAACGGCTGCAAATCACCTCATGGACTACGTTAACACCAAGTACGTTGTGTTAGGCGGAGATTACGAATGGTGTGTCAAAGCTCGTGCTGCTATAAAATGGGGTTTAAATATCGACGAAGGTGAAATTATTATTGTTGATATTAAAACTGCTTCTTTATACAAGTATATGGTAAATTGTTATCTTGCAACCAAGGTTACATTTATGAATGATTTTGCAAACTTGGCAGAACAAGTAGGTGTTGATTGGGCTGATTTAAAATTCCTTGCAACCTACGAAGATAGGATAGGAGCATCCCATATGAACGTACCAGGTTCAGACAATCAACGAGGATGGGGAGGCATGTGTTTTCCTAAGGATGTTGCAGCCATTCAAATGGAAGCATTGGACCAAGGCACTGAACTAGAACTGCTAGGTCGCGTTGAAGACATAAACAAAAAACATAGACGTTTATGAAAACTGTATTGGTAACTGGACATCTAGGATTTATAGGAAAATATCTTACGGTATTTTTAGAAAGCCTAGGCAATACTGTTATAGGGATAGACATAAAAGAAGGTCACGATATTTTGACAGCTGATCTCCCTGAGTGTGATATTGTGATACATCTCGCAGCGGCTTCCGGTGTTCGTCAAAGTGTTTCTGATCCTGCACATTATTGGAAAGTTAATGTTGAAGGTACTAAGAGAATCCTCGATTTTTATGCATCGAAAAGAGTATTAGTGGCCAGCTCTAGTGCCCAGTATGAGCCACATTTAAATCCCTACGCAGCAAGTAAGCATGTAACAGAATCTATTCCCCACCGTAATGTTTGCTTTATGAGATTTCATACAGTTTACAGCGACACACCTAGAGAGAACATGTTTTTCTATAAACTACTATCGGGTACATTAGAATATGTTACAACGCACGAACGTGATTTTGTACATATTTCAGATATATGTAATGCTATTCATTTATTAATGGACCATACGTACACTGGTGCATTAGATATCGGAACTGGTAATACTATTAAAATTGCTGACATTTGTCCAGCATTGCCCATAAAGCATAATACACCGCACGAACGGCATGTAACTAAGGCAAATACCACTATCCTTTCTAATATAGGGTATACTACAAAAATTAATGTCGTAGATTTTATTGCTGATAAAGTACGCAGATAAATATCTTCATGAAACGCATTGTACTAATCACTGGGGGTTTCGACCCCCTTCATTCTGGGCATATTGCCTATATCAAAGCAGCTAAGGCACTTGGCGATTCGCTAATCGTTGGCATTAATTCCGACGAGTGGTTACGTAAAAAGAAAGGCCAAGAATTTATGTCCTGGGAAGAGAGGGCAATCATTGTATCAAATTTATATGATGTAGATCGCGTTATAAACTTTGATGATACTGACGGCAGTGCAAAGAATGCTATTAGAAAAGTAAGAGCTATTCATCCAAACGCACACATTATTTTTGCAAATGGCGGCGATCGTACTAAAGAAAATATTCCAGAGATGGATCTTCTTAACGAAATGTTGCATCTAGAGTTTGTATTTGGTGTTGGTGGCAACGATAAAAAGAATTCTAGTTCATGGATCTTACAAGAGTGGAAAGCACCAAAGACTGAACGTCCTTGGGGATACTATCGTGTTTTACACGAAGTTCCTGGAATGAAAGTAAAAGAACTTACAGTAAATCCTGGGCAGAAGCTTTCCATGCAAAGGCATCAACACCGTGCCGAATATTGGATTGTAAGTAGCGGAGCCTGTGTAGTAAACAGTATGATGCCCGGAGGTTATGCTCTACCACCTACACTACTAAAAGAACATTTAGAGTTTAAGGTTCCGGTCGGTGAGTGGCATCAATTAGAAAATCCCTACGAGGTTCCGTGTAAATTAGTAGAAATTCAGTACGGATCAGAATGTATTGAAGAGGACATTGAAAGAAAATGATTCCAATTTTTATCGGGTATGATCCAAGAGAAGCTATTGCATTCCATGTATGTGCAAATAGTATTATTAGACATGCAAGTCAACCGGTTAACATTATTCCTTTGGCTTTAAATCTATTTAAAGATTATACAGAAACTCACACTGACGGCAGCAATCAGTTTATCTATAGCAGATTCCTTGTTCCTCACCTAACACAGTTTACCGGACATGCTATATTCATCGACGGAGACATGATTGTTCGTGATGATATAACTAAACTATGGGATTTGCGTGATCCGACAAAAGATGTACAAGTCGTCAAGCACGATTACAAAACTAAAATGGTTGAAAAATATCTAGGAGCAAAGAATGAAAACTATCCTCGAAAAAATTGGAGTAGTGTTATTTTGTGGAATTGTAATAGCTTTCC